ACCAATACAAGGTGACTCAACAGGAACACTATTTGGAGATAGATTAACTCCATATCCATCTGGTGAACTTGTAGTTCAGACTCCTAACGCAGCGTTTGCATTAATATATCTTGGATCAACTGATAGTAATGATCAAATAGGAATTCCTACCAGCGTACAAGGTTGGTGGTTAATGGAGGTATAAATGCCAAGTTACAACCGTGTAAAAGCACAGAAAGCCAGTCCAATTGGTACAATCATGCCATGGACTGGTAGTACCAGCGAGTCAGCATTGACTCCAGATGGCATACCGAGAGGTTGGATAGTCTGTAATGGTGCTCAACTAAAAGCAAAAGATTACCCACTACTTGCACAGATATTGGGTAATTTATACGGTCCTGTAGTAGAGACTGGTCAACCATTTATTGGTATAACCAATTCATATCCAAGTTACAATGACGATGATGTATTCAATCTACCAACTTTAAGTAATCAGGCACTTATAGATTTAGAAGGTAACCAATTAAGTGGACAAGAATTAGCAGTTGTTGGACAATATATTTCAACAAATGGATTTGAGGGTCAGCAACCATTAACAAATGTATTGTCATATATTGATGTGCAATTTCAAGCTGCAGTTGAATCAGAATTAGCAGGAAAAATAAAAGGTATTACTCTTGAAGAACCATCATATTTTGATACTATTAGAACTGTACGTAGAAAACTAGGTGTTGAACATACTGCTACACATACACACCCAAGACCAGAAGGTAGTTTTTATCCATCAGTAGAATTAGGTGGTGGTTATCTTGGATTGATGGATGCTGGATATTTTGAGGTTGCAAGTTCAGAATATTCAACAGGATCAGACAAAGGTGCCACTAGTGATGAACCACTAGCAGATAGATTTGATCCTGGTGTAGTTACATGGACTGCATATGATGAAGCAGTTAATTCACTTCCAACATTGAACAGTCACCGTCATTTTGGTGCAGATTCTAACGTAATTCCACAAGTTCCATCAATTCCAAGAGCAGTAAATCCATATGGACAAACACAAGGATATTCAGATGACAATACATGTGTTACAAATGTACAACAACCAGCAGTCACTGCTCCATTTCCACCACCTGGCACATACTTAGGACAGAAAAACTATTATTCATCAGATCAAGTTCCAATATCAAGAAGAGGTAGTGGTGCTACTCCTCCAACTACTGATGAACAAGACTATTATGGCGTACCTCCAGAAGCAGTAGGAAGAGATTATCCATATCCTACCACATTAAATCATGGTGGTGATGCTTTTACTGCTAATTCATTAGGATCTCATAATCATTTTACTATTGATCTTGCGATGACTAATGGACAAATGAATTTACCTAGCACTTTACTCATAAATAATATGACTACTGGAAACTTAGAACCAATAGATGTAGACAGAGGATTAAGTGTACAGATTAATCCTAACACACCATCCTTAGTCGTACTGTATATTATCAGAGCATACTAATGGCAGTATTTTATTCAAAAGAAAAAGGAAAATTAGGAACTCTTACTGGTTCTATCATAAACTGGTCTAGTCAATTAACATCTGCAGATCCAGAAGATCCTACACTATTACAAACTCTTCCTGCTGGTTATTTAAGATGTGATGGTGCAGTTTATCAGGCAGAAGTATTCCCAGAACTCGCTGTTATTTTAGGCGTAGGTGCTAATTGTAGATATAAAAAACCAGATACAACTTTACTTGATAATCAATTTCAAGTACCAGACCTTGGTGCAAAGTCTACTAAAACATCATTCTCATCAAACTTAGGAGATTATCTAGACACATATTTGGACAATGACGCAGGAGTAGAGATAACTAAGTCTGGTGTAGGTATGGATGTAAACAGTAATATTGGTACTCAATTTGAAATTCAATATCAAGGTAATTTTTTCTTGCCATCACAGACAATAGAAATTACAGGACAACCTGGTTTTACTAAGTCTAGTGGTAATTATACAGAAGAAACAGAAGTATTACATACAGCATTCCAACCACATGCTCATTTTCATGATGGTAGAAGATCAAGGACTGCATCATCAGTTAATGAATTTGGTTTGTTTGGTAGAAACTCATATTCATCTAAATCTACTTTGTGTATTATGCCATGGGCAAATAATACACAGCAACCATTATGTAAGGCAGCAGCATCTAGAATAGTTGCATTAAGACAAAGTAATAACCCACAAATAAACGGACAAAGAACACATACAGTTTCTTGTTTTGGATTTTTCAGTACTCCTCCCCCTGAGCTTCACACATGGTTTGGTGGTTGTTGGTCAGGGTGTAATTTTGATGAACAATCTAAATGTTTGATACCTGGTAGTATTCCTCAGCAAGATATTACTGGTGCTCCAACTGGAACTATATTAGAATTTGAATGTTCTACTCAAGGTACAAAAGCAAGTACAGGATATCCTATCTACGGACCTGGTGGTGCTGTATCAGGACAATGTGGTAATAGGACATATGATCCTGAGATGAGTTGTAAAACTGAAAATAAATGTGGTATTGGTGGTGCTGAATGTACCCAATTTGATAATGCAATTAGTGGTAATCTTGCATATGCAGCATTACCTCCAAACTATACACCATCTTTGGTGACAGCAGCAACTCAAGTACCATTTGATGGAACAGCAAATAGTGTTACATTTGGTGCTCTTAATAATGTTGTTACTGATGTTGTAGAATTTGGTAATGAATGTATTCATAAACACTTGGTTCCTTTTAATCAAGACCCACATACATTTGTAGTCAAAACACAACCAGCATATATTCCTGGTGGTAACATAACATCAACAATCAATATTGATGTAAATGCTGAAAATAAGGCAGATGGTTACATACAACCATTTCTAGTTCAAGAATTTTTAATTAAATATTAAGATGGCAACATACAGGAATTCATACTCTAATTATTATTCCGATAAGACTGGTAACCACTCTCCTGTCGGAACAATTCTTCCTGTTTTTGCAGATCTAAATTTTGGTGCAAATGATCCTGATTATACATATCCACAACATTTATATTGTGATGGTAAAGAATTATTGATTCGTGACTACCCAGAATTATACAGCATCATAGAAAATAGGTATGGTGGATCTGAGAGTGTAGCAAAAACTCAAGCAGCTCAAGCTGGTGGACTAAGAAGATCATTTATTATAAACAATAAATTATTTTTTAATTTTTATTATGATGCTACCAACAACAAAGCAAATGTAAAACTACCATATCCATATGGTTCAGTGTTTAGATTTTCAACAGCATCTAATCCATATGGTGAATTTCCAAGTGCTGGCATATTCAATCAAAATACATTCTATCAACTAATACTACCAACAGAAGATGTCGTAGGGGTAGGAGATATAACAAATGAATTTACATATGAAGTGGTGTTACCAGATAATGTTGATCTATCAACTGTTGTAATAAGCGATTATACACATAATTTTACAAGTGTTGGTGTTGGCAGTGGTGCTGCACATCCTCTTATAATAATACAGAGATCATTTAATTTTAATGACTATCCATATAATGTTGGAACATTTAATTTACCAGATTATAGACAGAGAAAAATACTTGGATTTGGTAACGTCAATGGAGCAGGAACATCAACACCAGAAAACGCAGTAAATAATTTTGTTGGACAGACTGGTGGACAATGGTTCATTCCTAAGTCAACACTAATTGATAGTGGAGAGTTCTTTGTTATTGGTGATGTTAAAACTACAGGATATAATGATATTGTTGCTGATATTTCTGCATATATTACAGGATCTGTCAAGTATCAAATAGGACCTATGGATGATTATGTTTTTCCATTCCCTCCACAACACGGTCATAGGATATTATCTGTAGAAGTAGATGAAACAAAACTGGCAGAGGTAGGACCTACAGAAGCTGATAAGTTTGCAGTTAATTATATTAATAGTAGAGCAAATATTAATGTATTTGAACCAAATGGAACTGCTGGTGGTGCACTTGGTCATTCACATGGTTTGATTGGTACAGCACTACAGAACTCACAAACAGCAACTTATGGTAATACTAACGGTATCGGTGAAACAGCAGGAGATACTGGTGATGCACAATATCAATATTTGGTGTCAGAATCAGCAAGTATAGTTGTAACTGGAATGGCATATGACTCTAATACTGGTTATATTACTATTAATACAGATGGTGCACACAACTTATCAGTAGGTGATATTGTAACTGTAAATGGTGCTAATCCAACATCATATAGTGGTAATTTTACAATAATAGCAGACTCATTTGCAAATGAAAGTTTTAATGTATTGCCAAGAGATGGTGAAATCCCTGCATCAACCCCTGCTACAGGAACTATAACATTAAAATTAGCAAATGGTTATTTTGTTGACACAGAGGTAACATCACCACCAAAAGCATATGTAGTTGACACTAATACATTAGTGGGTGGAAAACAAATAGTTTATGATATACCTGGCAATGCTATTACTGTTAAAGATGAGGAATTTGATTCACCAGGTTCAGCAGTTGTAACATCACCTCCTGCTAGTGCGGGAGATGTTACTGGAATGTATTTGACAGTACAAGCACCAGGCGGTGGTGGTGCAGATAGTGATACTGATGGTACAGATGGTGGATATGCTGAAATAGGTTTAACAGTTGATGGCACATTCTACACTATCAAAGCTTTTGGTGGTGGCGGTGGAACCGCAGGAAACAGTGGTGGTGCAGGAGGAGCAGGAGGAACATTATTAGTTCCTGCAGCACTAGCAAATGACTCCAGATTTTCAATCGTAGAAACTGTAGGTGCTGACGGAGGTGATGGTGGTTATACAGGTAGTGGTGCCAATGATGCATTAGGGGCAGCTGGATTTGGTGGAGGTGGAAATGGAACTGCACAAATAAAACAGCAAACAAATAACGACCCAGAACAGGTATATACATCAAATGGATCTTGGCAAGTACCAGCAGTGGCAAATAATGAAGTTTCTAGAAACATAACAGTTTTACTATCAGGTGGTGGTGGAGGTCCTGGTAATGCTAACGCTAACTCTAACTGTACAGGACAATGGCCAGGTTGGCCAACAGCAACAACAGGTAAAACTGGTGCACTTGGTGGATATGGTGGTAGAGGATCATTATTGACTGGTACACTTGCATTGACATCGGGAACTCTTAATTGGGAACTAGGATCAGGTGGTAATTTCGGTTTTAACAGGAGAGCAGGAAATAATAACCAAGGAACAACAGGTAATGACCCTAATACAGGACAACCATGGGGACCTCCATTTCCTGGCGGTGTTGGTACAGGTGTTGAACCAGATGGTGATTCATTAGGTGTACAAGGTGCATCAGGAGCAATTTCTGGAAGAGGTGCTCGTGGTGCATGGGGAAATGGTGCAACTGCTGGATCAGGTGGTGGTGTCTCAGGTTTATATTATAATGGAGTTCTCATCGCTGGTGCTGGCGGTGGAGGCGGTGGCGGTGGATCAGGTGGTGGTAACAACGGTGGTTCTACTACTGATGGTTGCTATCCTGGTGGTGACGCTACAGGACCTGCACAGGCACTTATTGCTACATCTGGAGTTTTAGATGTTGCCAATGGTGGAAATGGTAGTGCTGGTGGATGCTCAGCTGGTGGTGGTGGAGGTGGTGGATCCGCCTGTGGTATCATCAACGTAACACCTGGTGGTGTTGGTGGACAAGCGGGTGTTGGACACAATGGTAATGGTGGTGGTACTGGTGGTAAGAGAGGTATATCAGCATATAGAACAACATATTGGCAAGGTTCTGTATCTGAATCAGCAAGTGGTGCACTTCCAACAGAGGGAGGATATGTAAAAATACAATTTTCAAATGTCACAACATACTACGATGACGTAGGTGGTGGTGGAGGACAAGGTGGAGCAGCAACCATAGTATGTAATGGAATAAACACTAACGTTACAGTTAATTTACAGCAACCTGGTCAAGGTGGTGGATCAGGTGGTGATGCTCTTCAATCACCTAATGCTGGAAAAATATATGTACAATACTTTGGACAAGAAGAAGGAACACAGGTTCCTGGTGATATTACCTCGCCAGCAGGAAAATATTATGAGTGTGATAGTACTGGAGATCCACAAGGATCACCATATGATGCAAACGTATGGTTATCATCAACAGACGACAATATCAAACAAAGACAGTTTGGTATAGGCACAGGGGATGACACTGGTTTTGTTGGTGGTAGTCAAATACCATTTAATACTAATTTAAAAATACAACAATACATACCGTTTACAGGTGCTGCTGCAGATGTAGGAGGAAAGAGACAATTAGAGGTAGGACAATTTGATTTATCAAATGCTAATACAGTAAGATTTACTGTAATTAGAGGTAGTAATCAAAATGGTGGAGAGAATCCAGATCAGGCATTGAATATATTTTATAAAAAGGGATTATCTAATAATGTTACACTATTCAGTCAAATATTATTAGCATCAAACTCTAATCCTGGTTGGCAAACAATTGATCTTCCTATTGCTGAAGGAGATAACATGAGAGATAGTGAAGTAACTTTTATTATAGAACAAGATCGAGGACCTGTATATAATACAGCACCAGTAACAGATGATAATTATGGATTAGGTGCTATTACATTATTTTATGATCCAATATTAGTCAATACATTTGTATCTACTGGTGGTGCAACGTTGCTAGGAAACTTAGACGTAGGTTCTCAACCTATTAATTCTGATGATGGTATTGATCAAGTAAGAAGAGAGGTAACTGCAGTTGGTGCAGCAATGACAGTTACTGACGGACAGTTTACAATGTCATCATCTACACCTATTACTACGACTGCAACCGTGACTGCAGAGAATAACATTCCTCTCATCACTAAATACCATAGGGTAAAGTATTTAATTAAGGCATTATAAATGGCAACACTAGCATCCCCATCAGAAACATCACTATACTTGAATGCCTTTGACAAGACTATTCAGTATGAAGGTGTAATGAAAACTATAGATGATGACTATTGGACTAGCGACATAGTTCCAATATTATATCCTTTATGGGATTCTGACAAGGATAAATTAGAGTTATTTGTACAGTATAAAGATAATACTGTAAAGATGAATAAGACTAAGTATCAGAGAAATCAGAAGACTGGAGCATATAAGTGGGTATCATATCAGTTTGACCTAGCACCATTTCCAACAGAGGTCAATGATTTATATACTAGAATAGTAGAGAAATG